CTTAATGTAGTTTTTGTAACTCTCCAGTTATTTAATATATTATCAGGTCTCTCCCATTTACCACTTTCATCATGAGCTAATATCTTTAACTTCTCTCCATCATAAGAGTTATCACCTGTGTTTTTCCAATCTATAGTAGTATCTAACCCTTCAAGTTCTTTAAGCTGCTCGTTTGTTTCTAGTTTTCGTCTAGTAAGTTTTGAAGCTGGGACTCTATATGCCAGTTCGGTCTTAGGACGATCCATACCATCCTGGATCGGCTTGAAGAAAAACGGATAGTTAACGGATATCGGGACAACTTTATCTGTGAACATTTTTTTAGCATCTGCTCCAGACTTTGAAAGGATACCGAATCTGGCATCTGAAGATATTGTTGCTTGGTTGACAAGTTCAGCTGAGGACATAAAAGAAAATCCACTCCGTCTGTTTTTAAGATAGCACATTCCATAACATCTATTATCTGCTTTGCATGCCTCCCAAAATATAAAGAAGAATCTATTTGACTCTCTATAATCGGGAGCTCCAACGTCGATTTTTGACCACTGTAAGTACATGTAGTGAGTACCAGTGATATAAGTAGGATTACCATTGTTATAGAACCAATACCCTTCATCTCGTTTTTTAAATTCATTATCAATATAATCGTACCACTTTTCTTTAAAATCACTAGGATATTCATCCCAATCAAATCTACTTTTTATTCTACTTAATTCTTTTGGGTATTCTTGTTTTTGCCAGTATTGTTCCTCTTTAACTTCACTTCGTTTAAAGCATTCATCTTCTGCTGGTAATGCGATGCGTAAGTTCTGTATCTCAATGACTTGCCCAATTTTACCGGTTTTACTAATTACTATAAAGTCGTAATCTGAGTTATAACCATACACCCATTTTTTTAACCTATTTTGTTTCTTAAATATCTTAGGGTTTACAACATCTTTTACTTCTTTCCAAAGTGTTTGCTCGTAACTCACTTACTCCTCCCTTCAGCAAAACCTTTAAAACTTCTTTCTTCTTTTTTCTCTTTAGGTTTTTCATTTAGCATATCTTCTTCTTCTTGTATTCTTGTTAGAATTTCAAAAGCATCAAATATAGCTAACTTTTTAGTAGCTGCAGCGTTCTTAAGTCTATCTGCTGAAACATCGTCACCAGAATCTACAATAGGCTCTTTAGCAACCTTTATTAATTCTTCAACTGCTTTCTGCCCAGCTTGGATTATATTCTTTTTCGTTTCCTTCGTGTTCATGAGTTAAAGCTATATCATTAGATTTCATACAATAAAGTCTTTCACCATTTATAATAAACTCAAACTCTGAATTAGGTGTAAAGACTATTAAGTCGCCAGGTGTTAATCCTACCGCTTCTAAGGAGCTATTACTATATTTTAATATACCAAAGTGTTCTTGCTCTTTACTAAACGTTAGAGTGTATTTACTATGTATAGGTTTAACAAAGCAATAGTTTAAGTGAGGTATGTTATTATACATATATATTTGATCTGGCGAACAAAAATACATATCTTCTTTAAAATAGACACCGCTGTTTTTTTCTCTACCTTTAATATCATAATATCTTCTAAAAATATTATGATGTACATAAATTATATCTCCTGGTTTAATATTTGTTTTAAAAGCAGAAGGTACAGAAACAACTTTTCCTTTTTTACTTACAAATTGATGGTTTTCAATGTTTGTATTTATTACTAACTCTTCACCATCCACATCTTTAACATTATCATACCTTTCATCTAAAGGTGTGACAATAAAGTCATATAAACTTTTCATTAATATTGTAAGTCAAATTCTACTGCAATCGCCATGTTGGAATTAAATTTCTTCCATGGAAGAATTTCATCACCTTTTTTAATATAAATTAAATATTCTCCTCCATGCTTACCATTTATAATATCACAAATAATATGACCTCCATAAACTTCTTGACCAATAGAATAATGCATTGCATCATTTTTATAGTCTGATCCAATACTTATTTTTCTTATTATACTAGACATGATCTCCAACGACTTCTTCTTTTTCTAACTTTTTGTAACTACCATCTTCTAAGTTCACTTCAATCTGACCATAATCTTTTTCTAGTTGATTTTTAAATTCAGTTATATCTTGATTTAAAATAGCAACATCATGTAATAGTCCATGCTTTTGAGTTTCTAATACTCCTATCTCGTTTACTAATTTATGTAAGTCGGCTTGTTGTTCTTTTATTTTTTTTAATTCTTCGTCTTTGATTTTCATTTAATTAAATTTGATTGTTTTTTTTTATTTACTCAGTTGAAAGACTCGGATCCGTCCTCTCTGGAGTTGCCATCAACGCTAACGCTGCATCATGATCCATTGTACTTACCGGTACTAAAGAACCATTAGTGATAAAACTAGGTTCAACTTGGTAAGACAGTAAACCTTGCGTGTTAGCTAAGTTCCTTCTCATTGTCTGAGCTGAACTTTGATTTACTTGACTGAACAAAATAGCATTTGTATCGTCTAAGTTAATTACTGCATAAGTTGTTGCCATTGTTTAATTGTTATTTGTTAATTACTTGTTATTTATATATTTACTTGTTTAATTTCTTTTTTACGCTGGTACGTCTGCAACTCTATCTGCTGTATCCATATTCACTGAAAAAGCATTACTAGAGGAGTTAGGTGCGTTTCCTTCTAGGTTAGTTGGGATGTCCATATTTGTAGCAGTTCCGTTTGCAGAACTACCTGGTCCATTACCCACTAGTTCTATTCCTGACATGTTAGCTGTAGTAGCATTATTACTACTAGCGCTAAGATCTGGTAATATAAAATTTGTACCATCATAATAACTATCCCCTGCTAAACTCCACCAAGCAGAAGGAGACAAACTAGAGATATCATTCGGAACTCCACCGTTGTAAATACTTAATATTTGATCTTGAGTTAACTCTGAGTTCCATATAGCTACATTATTTAGATTACCATTAAGTGCGTAAGTGGCATTAGCCCCTGTTGAGCCTAAGTATATTGTATTAGTTAAACCATCTATAGTCGTTCCTGAAGCTGTAGTTACAGTAGAACCATCAACGTATAATTTTAAAGCATTGGTAGTATCAAATGTAGCTGTAATATGATACCATTGATCTGTACTTAAAGCTGCGGTTTCTACATATTGATTTGATCCATTCCATTGTTCCACCCAAAACCTAATAGCACTACCAGTTAGATAAATTCCAAATCCTGTATCCCAAGCAGAATAAGCAGTAGGTGCTCCCACTAAATGATCATAATTAGTATTTGTATCTATTTTAACCCAACAAGAAACACTAAAAGCAGTTGAAGCACTTAACGTATTTAAACTAATAGACGGAGTAGCCCAATCACCACCGTCAAAATTTAAACTATAACTACTATACGGAATACTACGAGTTAAATCAGAGTTGACTAAATTTGCTGTAGTCATACCTGAGCTAGTACCATTTAGTGTAGATACATTGTTGTTAACTAAATTAGATTCAGTCATTCCTGAACTTATACCTGCTTCTGTACTTACAAAAGTGTTTACTTTAGTAGTTCCATTATTAGTTCCGTTATTGCTTCCTACACTATCTTGTATTCCTGTAGTTAAGTTATCTAACTTCCACCAAGATACAGGTGAACTTGATATACCTGTTTCAGGTGTTCCATTGTTATAGAGTGCTGTTATTGCTGCAGAATCTAAAGTTGTATTAAAAATAGCTATGTTTGAAAGTTCACCATTAAAGTAAACAGGACTGCTTCTACCAGTTGCAATTCTATTGTCAGAACCTACCGCCCAAGCTCCAGTTGAAAATGATAATTCTGTATCGTCAACGTAAATTTTATAAGTTGTACCTGTTTTAGTTGCTACCATATGATGCCAATTACCATCATTGTAACCACTTCCTGCATTAAAATTCCAAACAGGTGTTCCAGAACCCACAGCAAAACCTACCCCTGTATTTCCAGATAGTCCAAGTGTTAAAGCCATTTTGTTTGTAAAACTTGCAATTTCAATTAGTGGCTGTTTATTTGGTGATGAAATAGAATGATTAAACCATAATGAAACACTAAAATCACCTCCAAATATATCTAAAGAACTATCAGTTCCTAAATCTATATAATCATTATCTACAGCAACAAAATCTAAAGCACTATCATAATTAGCAGGATATTTCTGATTCTCTACACTCCAATTAGTACCATCCCAAATTTCATTGTTATTTAGTTTATACCACGCTT